GAAATATTTTTCCGATCATCAGAACCTGCAAATTCAGAACGAATCCACCGATGTCTAAACCCTTCGGGCGGTGGGGGCGCATCCAATGCAGAAGGCGGTTTGTAGAATTTAGGTTTTTCCTTCTTGGCGCGAAGTTCTTCACTTCTGGGGGTTTTATCAACCATCAATACCTCCTAAACCCTTTGTTCTTCGAGTTTAAGTTTTTGTGCAGCGTACTGTTTTTCACTTATTCCAAGACGTTTAGCAATGTCTCGTTCACTGCTAGAAAGACGTACACTGGTTGAGCGCCCAGATTTCTGCTTCCTTGTAGCAGGAGCAACCGACTGAGCAGGGCGGTTTTGACCGGGTTGAGCTCCCCCGTTGTATTTATGGGGGAATGCATCCTTCATGCGTCGATCAACCTCAGTATAATAGGCTTCTTCAGTTCCTTGGTACCCTTCTTTTTCAGTTAGAGTACGGTGAAATCCTAAAGCAGCATAGGTCATTGCTTCATCTTCACCAAACCAGGAATTATCATCAAACCAATCTTTGGCTCGCGGATCCGTTTGCGCAACAACAGGCGGCGTTGCTGTTTGGGTAGGGGCGGCTTGAGTAGCGTCAGTTTGAGGTTGCGCTGCCTGTGCTTTTTGTGCCTGTTGTGCTTTTTGCAACTGAGCAGCCCAGGAAACTCTTTCTTTTTGAGCAGCAAGCGTCGATAAGGATTCTTGTGCTTCTACTAAAGCATCAACATCTCCAGAATCATAAGCCTCTTTATATCTAGCCTTGGCCTCTGTAAGCTGGCTATCAATACGTGTGGAAAATTCACTACGATAGCCTTTGTCAAGATTATTTATCCGACTAGAAAGATCCTTGTTTTCTACCTGAAGCCCGCGCGCATAATCTAGTGCCGCATTTTCACGTCTTTCAGCTTCACGATACCGATTCGTAAGTTTATCAATGCGTTTTTGAACTTTGTCGCCATAATCTTCAAGGTCCGAACTATCTTTCGATTCATCACCCGCAGCCGCACTTCTATCGTCGTCAGCACCTCTTGAAGACTCTTCCGAAGACTGTAAAACTTCACTATCATCAAGGACCACATCCACTTCCCCTCCATCATCTTGTGGCTGGGCACTTTGTTCTGTATCGGTACTACTCATTTTTCCCTCACTTTCTAAACATGAGCAATGTCGTCGGGATCAAGAATTGTGGCCAATATTTCATCATCATTTAAAAGCCTTAATTCTGCCCCCTCGATTCGAAACCGACTTCCCGCATATCTACCAATTACCACCCAATCTTTTTCTTTGCAATAGGGTTGCGAATATTTATCCGAATCGGAATAACAATCAGGGCCAAGTTTTAAAACATAACAGACGACCGTTGCAAGTGCATTTCGGTCTCTTGTTTCATCCGTTAAAATAATACCACCCTCTGTTTTCGCCCTTCCTTTATAGGGCATAACCAAAACACGGTATCCTGTGGGAATCGGCAAACGCTGCATGGCCGTTTTATCAAGCAGTTCTGGATCCAACACACGGCTATCTTCTGCTGTATACGCTAGGGCCAAGCTGCCTTGGGATTCTAAATCTTGTTTTCCTTCAGTCTTCATCATTGTCTCCGGTTTTACTCCTAAGTTCTACTATATACTGTTCAGTGAAGGTTAATCCACGTACTTCGCCTACTGCAGAACGATAATCTTCATAACTCGTAAAATTACCAGCCATCATACCTTCTTGTAGTTCATCAAGACGCTCACGAATATACCTTAGAATTTTAGAAGTGGTGTAAGAATCATCCATGGTTAGTAATCAATAGTTGGCTGGTCGCCCGCTTTGTTTCAGTTTGGCCACATCGAGCTGACCACGCATCTCAGCCATATCCTCTTGAGAATCCATTTTCGCTACGGCAATCTCACCCCGCATCTCAGCGATATCTTCCTGGGAATCAATCTTCTCTCTGGCTATCTTATTACGATCTACATTTTCCTGTTTATCTAATTTTAACCGTTCAGCATCATCTTGTGCCTTACGATATAGATCAGCTTCCTTAATTCGCAATTCTTGTCGGCGTAATTCAACCAAAGGATCTTCATCTTCTTCAACGGTTGACGTTACTTCAGTAGTAAGTTGTGCGATAAGTTCAGATATACGATTTTCTGCATCAGCCATTAATTGCTGTTGTTGCTGTTCGTTCAATTCAATACCCTGCGCCTGCGCCTGTTGAATCTGTGGCCCAAGTTCTTCTGTTACCATTTTTCGGGCCTGCATACTAATATGTTGCGCCACATGGCCTGTTAGCGATCCCGTAACCAAAGGAGCTGCCATAACCACAGGCACTTTCATCATGGCCATATGAGTAACAATATGCGCTTGATGATTTTGCTCCATAAATGCCTGCAATGGTAGACTACTTAAAACATTCCGATTTTCTTCAGCGGCATCTGTTGGTTGTGGATCTTTAGGAGGAGGTAAAACTAAATCAACGTCTTTTATACCCAAAGCCTCATACATGCGCCGATACGCTTCATACATATTGTGCATGTCAGGCGCAGCCTGCGCTAATTGCAGTTGCATCTGTGCCAACATGGCTCGTTGGCTACTGCTGAAAATGTTAGGATCACTAACAGGTATAATATCTACGCGCTTATCAAAATCAGAAGCCTTAATGCTTTTTTCAGCTCCGATAGTATCGTATGGGTATTCAGGAGGTAGGTAATCTGCAAACACAGCAGCTAATAATTTTAATTCTAATCGCTGTGCATGATGCAATCGCTTGTGGATACCAGACATGACCTTGGTACCACGCTCCAATAGCGCCATGGTAGTACCAACAGGCATTTCACGGTTTAAACCATTTTCCGAAATGGGTAATTCCGAAATGGCGCTAAACCTTTGCCCTGATTGTATAATCAGGCCAAGTAATTGGAATAGTGTCGCACTTGGTTCTTTATAAGGTAAAGGCAGCAAAGAATCGCGCAAATTGCCACCAGGACTATCCACATCACGAAATTCACCAGGAGACAAAGGCTCATCATCATCACGTATACGAATACCGCGAGCCTTGAAGCCAGCGGGGAGATTAGCCAGTGTACCTGCATCAATCAACTGCCGTAGAATTGAAGTTGCCGAACGGCTTAACCCACCAATCATATGGATTAAACCAAAACCATAGAACCCTAACCCTGGAAGAAACTTAAAATGAACAAAATACTGCTTCTTCTTTATAAATTCATCGTCAGGAGACCAATTTCGGCGTATTGCCAAAACCTCACCTGAACTTTCATCTGCCGTTACAATATAAGGGAGACGTACCCCTGTGGGCTCACCCTCTTCATCCGTATCCTCATAACCTAAAAGGTCTAAATCAACATGGCATTCTAATAGAATATATTCTTCGTCATGACCCCCAGGACGCTCGCCCTGTAATTCATTAATTTTGGACTGTGAGTCTGTAGGACTCATGGCTTCAGGATATATGGGGATATCTCTGTAGAAACCGCTTACCTGCATCTTACGCAAGTCATTCGTTTGCATATGCACAACATGCGTAATGCGTTCGGCACTTCGTAAATCTGTCGTAATATAAGGAACCACTAAATCTTCGCAGGCAACAAACTTGCTGACTGCACGTTTCATTGATTCATCGTAATAAACTTTCTTAAAGGCCGACCCCGCTAACGGAAGATAAAACAACAGTTGATCCATATCAGGATCATATTCTTCCATTACATCAGTAATCTGATAATTCATATATTCTTTAACGCGCTGGGCCTGTTTTTCAGTTTCAGGTGATATCACCCCAATAATTTGGGTGCGTACAGGACCATCCGGTGGCAAAAGTTCCTTATACGCCTGTGCCTGAAACTGAACCACGCTTTCAGCCAGTAGGGGGTGCGAAATACCACTGGCTCCTCTAAAGGGCTGCTCGCGTTCTTCATATTTAAAGCCTAAAAGATCTAACCCCTCTACATAGGCCATTTCCCAATCTTTACGACCTTGCTTATCTTCTCTATAAAATCCAATTAGGTCATTACCAAGTTTGGTTAGTTCATTCGAATCTACCGTTTCCGCAAGGTTGGCAAAAAAGTCATCGGAATCATCGCCCTGCATTTGCGACGGGTTAAAATCAACGACCACACCGCCTTCATCATCTTCAACAATAGAAACATCTTCCGGCATAACTTCATCATCTGAAGGAACATCAATGATATTCTCACCAGTATCCAAAGTAAGTTCTTCTTCAATAGCAGCAGGGTCACCTGTAAGACGTTTATCTACAACCATCAGTAATATTCCCTTGGACGCATGTAGCTACGGGGGGTTTTGTCATCATAATCATCAGGATGACTTACAAACCCTCCTTGACGAAAACGCAACAATGCCTGAACGGTACTATCTACCAAATCATCATGGTCCCCTAAAGGAAACGCCGCACATTCTTCAATTAATTCGTCAGCGAAACTTTTTTCCGGTACCCACACCATACCCGATTCTACTAACGGCGCAACAG